CCTTGGCTCGATACGCCCCAAACCCTTGCAATCATTGAGTCCTAGGCTGTCGTGTTCTGAATCATGACTGATTTCGGATAAGCGAGGAGGGAGTTGGGCATCGAGTTGTTTGAGTGGCAGCAGCAGGTGTTGCATGATGTTCTTCAACACGAGGGTGGGGTCTTTGTTCATTCCACAGCGATTGCTTCGACGGCTCGCCAGAACGGTAAGTCGTTCCTGTTGAAGGCGTTTGTGGCTTGGTCGTTGGTTGAGTTGCCACGGTTGTGGGGTCGTCCGGTGTCGTTGCTTTCGACGGCTCATGAGTTGTCTTTGGCGGCTGAGGTGTTTGAGGCGTTGCGTGACAAGTTGGAATTGTGGGAGGAGTCGGGGTTGTGCAAGGTGACGTATGCGTATGGTCGCCAAAAGGTGCAGATGGTGGATGGGTCTACTTGGAAGGTGCTTGCTGCTACAGGTAAAAAACACGGTGGCACTTACGACATTATTTTCGGTGATGAGTTATGGGCTTTGTCTGAGGCGACTATCTTCGGGGCGCTCAGACCCAGCCAGATTGCGGTGCCTAGCCCGCTGATGTATTTGACTTCGACCGCTGGCGATGAGTCGAGTACGGCGTACTTGAAACTTCGCGAGCAGGCTCTCGGCATTATTGACTCGGGCGTTCCGTCTGATTTATATATGGCGGAGTGGTCGCTACCTGACGGGGTGGACGCTTTGGACGAGCGGTATTGGGGCTATGCCAATCCGAGCCTTGGGCGTACCATCACGATGAAGGGTCTCAAGTCGGCGGCTGGTGCACCTGACCGCGCTCAGTTCATTCGTGCTCACCTCAATAAATGGGTGGCGGCTGCGCAATCGTGGATGCCGTTAGGTCTCTGGTCGAAGCGCCGTACTGACTTTACGGGCGGTGAGGGTGGCTATCTTGCGGTGGACTCAGCGACGGACGGGTCAAAGTATGTGGGTATTTGGGCGCGTCATGATAACGACAAGCGGGTTGTGGTGTCGGTGGCGTTCACTACTGAGTCCAACTTTGATATGTGGCACGAGATTGGCAGGCTCCTAGATGCCGACCCGAAACTCAAGTTGGCTATCACTCCGGGTCTTGCCCTGCACACCCCCGAGAAGTACAAGCATCGCACTACCCAGTGGGGCTACGGCGAACTGCTCAAATGGACTGGGCTTATTCGGTCGTTCATTATTGAGGGTCGGCTGGTGCATACAGGTGAGCAAATGCTTTCGGAACATTGCAATCGCGCGGTGCTGGTCAAGGCTGAAAACTCGCAGGTGCTTTCTTCTCAGCGTTCGCCCGGGCCTATCGAGTGCGCACGGTGCATGGTGATTGCGGCGGCTCTTGTGTCGGCTAAACCACTGAATCAGAACAGGGCGGCTATGGGAACTTCTAGATGATAGTTGCATTTGCAACAATCTTGTGCGACACTACATCTAGTGGGTATTTTCACGCCTAAGAAAACTATGTCGCCAGAGATGGGCAGCGCACCGATTAAAGCGGCGGCTGGTGCCTCGATGGTTGGCTCGTTCATTTCTTACAATGTTGGCAGCGATGAACAACGCGCCCTGAGCATCCCTACTATTTCTCGTGCCATCTCGCTTATGGGTTCCGTGGTGGGCTCGCTCGAGTTAGAGCATTATTCGCGCCAGTGGACAGGCGAAGAATATGAAGAGGTGTATCTTCCGACCGAGCCGTGGATGGAACGCCCCGACCCGAAGGTCACACGCAACTTCATCTTCACTCAGATTTTTATAGACTTATTCCTTCACGGAAGAAGTTTCCTCTATGTGACTTCGCGCTATTCGACAGGTCTCCCAGCGTCTTTTACTTGGCTCCCTGCCTCGTCTGTTTCGACCCCGAACCAGCAAGGCCCGCAGTTCTTCGGGCAGGCTGACCAAGTCATGTTCAACGGTGTCGAGTTGCCGACCTCGGATGTCATCCAATTCCTAGCCCCGACACAAGGCATCCTGTACTCGGGTGCCCGCACGATGTCTATATCGCTTCACCTTGACCAAGCCGCCGACCGATACGCAACTCTTGAAACCGTGCCCGGATACCTCCAGCAAAAGGGTGGCGAGACGATGAGCGGTGAAGAACTTGGCGACCTCGCAGCCGCGTGGGCTTCGGCTCGTAAGAACAACGCCATTGGTGCCTTGAATGATTATGTCGAGTTTATTGAGTACAAGAAAGACCCTTCCGAAGTGGTCGCGGATTTGCGCCAGTATCAGGCTCTCGAATCTGCCCGTATCGCAGGCGTACCCCCATATCTTGTAGGTGTCGCCACTGGCGGTATGACCTACCAAAACGCCGAACAGTCCCGTCAAGACCTCATGCTTTTCGGTGTGATGCCGTATTTGCAGTGCATCCAAGAAACACTCTCGATGCCTAATGTTCTCCCTAAAAACCGCTTTGTAAAGTTCGACACCGACGAGTATCTCAAAGGTGTGGAGCGCATGAATGAAGCGATGCCTACAACAGAGGAAGTAGTCGATGATTAAGTTCGATGCAGTACCAGTCACTTTAGACGCATCCGCGAATGAAGAAGCCCCCAAAACCATTACCGGAATAGCGGTACCTTGGGCTCCCACTTTTGCAGTAGTGAGTGATGGGTCTAAAGTGAGTTTCGCTAGAGGCGCTTTTGACCTAAACGCCAAGCCTGCCAAATTGCTTGAAGGTCACGACATGAGCCAGTTGCGTGGCGTTGTCACCGAACTTGTGGACATGGAAGAGGGCCTCGGCTTTACCGCTCGGTTCGCTGAGACCCGCGCATCACAAGACGCAATTCAGTTGCTCAAGGCTGGCGCATACGACTCGGTGAGCGTTGGTGCCATACCTAAAAAGTTTAAGTACGACAAGAACGGTGTCATGGTTGTCTCATCCGCCGACCTCGTGGAAATTTCACTTGTCGCTCAGCCTGCATTTAAGGATGCAGTCATTACAGAAATCGCCGCTTCAGAACCTGAAGCAGACGAACCCCAACCCGACACAATCGAGGAGATTGAAACTATGTCACAAGAAACACCATCGGTTGAGGCTTCGGCTGAAATCGTCCCAACTGCCCCTATTCATGCAACCGCACGACGCGAGTTCAAACTGCCAAGCCCAGCCGAGTGGATTGCCGCTTCGGTTAAAGGTGGCCCAGAGTTCGAACAGTTGAACGCCAACATCCGCGCTGCTGCACCTGATGTTCAAACGGTGGACACCCCGGGAATTTTGCCTCAGCCAATCTTGGCAAATCCCGTCTACAATAATTTTCGTGGCTTGCGTCCTGTCATCGACGCAATCGGTGCTAAGGCGATGCCTGCAGGCGGTAAGGTCTTTATCCGCCCATCAGTCACGACCCACACTTCAATGGCTGTGCAGTCGGCAGAGTCGGCAGCCCTTCAGTCAGGTACCTATGTTGTTACTTCTAACCAAGTAACAAAGGGAACCTACGGCGGTTATGTCAGCATCTCCGAGCAAGACATGGACTGGACAGACCCCGCGGTCGTCTCACTCATCCTTGACGACATGGCACGCATCTACGCAAACACCACAGACAATGTGGCAGCCGATGCACTTCTTGCTGGCACAAGCCAGTCGGCAGTACTTACCGACCCAACATCAGCAGCCGAATGGGTGTCAGACATCTACGACGCATCCGTCACAATCCTGAACAACTCAAACGGCAACCTTCCGGGTCACCTGTTCTTGAGCCCTAACATGTTCGGTGCACTTGGCAAGTTGGTTGATACCGCTGGTCGTCCGTTGTTCCCACAGGTTGGCCCAATGAACGCTTACGGTTCAATGAGTCCAGGCAGTGTCTCAAACATTCAGGCTTTCGGTTTGCAGGTTGTCGTAGATCGCAACTTCGCGGCTGACACTGTAATCGTCGGTAACGCTGACGGTTTCGAAATCTTCGAAGACCAAAAGGGTGCTATCAGCGTTGATGTTCCTCAGAACCTCACACGCACACTTGCGTTCCGTGGCTACCTTGCCACGCTGATGATTGACGCAACCAAGTTCGTAAAACTCACCTGAGTTTGACGGACTAAGTAGAAGTAGCAGAACGATGGCATCATTTGACCTCGCATTTAACACGCGCCTAGATGGTGTCGTCGTTCTGCAAACTCTCCTACCTTCAGGCATCCAAACAGGTGACTCTGTAACCATCGCTGGTAACGCTGTCATCGCTAACGGAACCTACAAAGTAACCAACACCGAACCCTATGAGTTCACTGGTCTCGACGATGAAGGCGACTATCTTTTCGATTACGCCGTCATTATGGAAAACCAGTTTCTGATTGTGAA